ATACACAACGCCAGCACGTCCGCAGCGTTCGTCTGCAAAAGACTGAACCCACTCCACTGACGGATACAGTAACCTTATGGTTTTCAGTGCATAACTGATGGCCCGTGATTCAGAGTTGCGGGGCATGTCGTCGTGTAGCCACATGCGGTTCAACTCCATATAGCCCCGGTTATCCGTTTCAAGCACGACACGACGACCAGAGTTGGGGTTAAGGGCATATCCCCACTGGAGAACGCCAACCAGATCGCGTCCGCTGAATACTCCCAAGTGGAGGTAAGAGTTATTCACAAAACGGCGGGAATAGTGCTTTGTCTGAATAATTGTGCGGGCCAGCCAGCAGGATATGGTTTCAACGCGCAGCTCCTTTGAACCATAGCCAACAATCTGGCCTTCATACTCAATAACGCACGGTTTCGTCAGAATGCGTGATTTCTTCTCTTTTCCCACAATGTTTCTCCGTGGGATGCTCGCAGGCATTCAGCATTATGATATGACGTTTGCAACGCGGACACCTGATTTCAATGTGATCAAAGGAATCCGCCTTAAATAACAGTTTGTTGCAGTTTTTACAGCGAATTGATTTCATCTCACCTCCTTTGCATCAATTCGCCACTATCTTAAAAAACATCGTGGGTTGAGTGTGGTTATTGGGGCATAATCGATCTGTATTGCCGATCGATTTGATTGATTCGATCGTCGTTTTCTATATGCGTTCGTTTCGCGGGGTGTTTTTTATACAGAGTTGACAGAGCCACATCATAGATCAATGCAACCTGCTTGCGGGGGATTCCTTGTGCTAATAAACGCCCGGCCTGCTCCCATTCCGCTTTGGTTAGTTTAGGTGGTCGCCCACCAATACGGCCTTTATTTCTGGCGGCAGCAAGTCCAGCCATCGTTCGCTCGATGATTAGTTCTCGTTCCATTTCAGCCAGGGCACCCATAACGTGGAAGAAAAAACGCCCCATTGGAGAAGATGTGTCTATGCTGTCGGTAAGACTGCGAAAATTAATCCCTCGCTCCCGTAGTTCCCCGACGAGGGAAATCAGATGTTTCATGCTTCGCCCGAGGCGATCCAGTTTCCAGACAACCAGTGTGTCACCTTTTTGAAGGCGCTTTAAAGCGCGTTTTAATCCAGGTCTGTCTGTCCTTGTTCCGCTTAATTTATCTTCAAATATTTGTTCACATCCTGCACAAACAAGAGCGTTTCGTTGCAGGTCTGTATTCTGGTCATTTGTTGATACCCTTACATAGCCAATCAGCACTCTGGATCTCCCGTTTAAAAGCGCAAATCATGCCATGCAGGCCGGAAACAGCCATTATCTAAAACCTCGGTTTGCAGGAAACAGTAAACAAGGCTGGTAACGCCGTTCAGCGTTCCGGCGATAAAATGACCGGAGAACTGAAAATTGGCATGATGAATGCGCTGCGAATTTTTAATGATGCCTTCGGTCTTATTTTCCGTCGTTCAGAAGAGTACCTTCATTTCATCCCTACGGCTGAAGGACAAGGCGAAAACGGTGATATCGGCCCATTAAGGCCATTCGCTATAAATCTGAGAACAGGTGCTATATCTGTCAGCCACGGGGCCAAAATTGATGGTGGGCTGGCGCTTGGTACAGATAACGCACTGGGCGGTAATTCCATTACTCTCGGAGATAACGACACTGGTATTAAACAGGGCGGCGACGGTGTCCTTTTATTCTATTCAAATGGACAACTGGCATTTGGGCTTCAACCCGCATCTGCTGATTTTTATAAGCGGGTTGCATATATTCATCAGGGAATAATTCCTGATGGAAGTGGCGCATTTGCAGACCAGTTGAATAATGCCACCGCGCCTTTTGTTCAGACGCAGTTTGCCTGGAATCCCACTCCTGGTGGTCATTACGTGCCGATAGTTAAGGGCTTGTCCATTCGCAATGGACAGGGCTATCCCGGCGCGGTCAGCTTTGGGTATTTACTGACAGAACAGTATGGATTTCCGGTTCCATGTATTCATATGCGTGGCGATGGCGGTAATGATGCTTTATGGCAGTTTAACCCGAACGATAAATCCTTTATTTCACCGGGTGCTCTTATTGCGGGTGGCGTCCGTTATAACACCGATGGAAATATATTTGGTGGGTGCTGGGGTTCAAACTTAAATGATTACCTGAATAGTTCTTTTATCAGAAATGTGCGTCTGGGAGGCAGACGTTCTGACACATTATATCGCGGAGGACTTTGCGAACCAGGTAATGGTCATGTGACAACAGGATTGCAAATTATTGGTGAGGTTGATGGAGATGACTGGATGGTGTCACGACCACTACAAAAATACATTTCTGGTAACTGGTATAACGTTGAACAGGCATAGCCATCAGGAGAATATATGCAACATCTGAAAAATATTACCGCCGGAAACCCCAAAACCATTGAGCAGTATCAGCTTACGAAAAAAGCTGGCGTTATCTGGCTATATACAGAAGACGGTAAAAACTGGTATGACGAATTAAAAAACTTTCAGGATGATACTTTAAAAATAGCTTATGACCAGAAGGGGATTATTCGTTGTATTGAGAAAGACGTATCAATGCTTAACCCTGACGGGTTAAGTGTTGTTGAGTTACCGAATATAACAGCCAACCGTCGCGCCGATATCTCGGGAAACTGGAAGTTTCTGGATGGTAAAGTAGTAAAGCGGGAATATACAAAACAGGAACTGCAACAGCAGGCAGAGTTACAAAAAGCCGCTTTGCTTTCCGAAGCGGAGTCTGTGATTCAACCGCTGGAACGTGCTGTCAGACTGAATATGGCAACTGATGAGGAACGCACACGACTGGAATCATGGGAACGCTACAGCGTTATGGTCAGCCGTGTGGATACTGCAAAGCCTGAATGGCCACAGAAACCAGAATAACAACAAATTAAGGCCCGTACGGGCCTTTTCTTATTCTGGTGGTTCCGGGAATGTTACAGGAAGAACCGAGGTATCAGTTGTCTCAACCTGTTGCACGTATCGCATCCAGTTCATCAGTTGCTGTCTGTCTGAATCAGTGATAATCCCCAAAGTAAGCTGTGTTTGCCAGAACTGCGTTTTTTCTCTGGCCTGCTGTAATAATATTTTTTTCTGGTTTTCCGTCTGTAGGCGCAACTCTTCTTCGGTATATACACGTTTAATGACTGCGCCATCTTTAAACATCCATTTACCTGAGTCGTCAGCACGCCGGTTGGCGGTAATATCAGGAATCTCAACGACGCTATAACCTTCAGGGTTAAGTGTGGAGGCATCTTTGGTTATGGCAACAATAATATTATTTTCATCGTAAACAATCTTTATGGTGTCTGTCTGAAATTTTTTCACTTCCTCATACCAGTTTTTTCCGTCCTCAGAGTAAAGCCAGATAACTCCGTGTTTCTTTGTTAACTCATACTGTTCCAGTGTTTTAGCATTACCCGCTTTTATGTTCTTTAAGTGCATCATATTAAACGCTCGCTACATTATACCAGGTGCCATTTATATACTTTTGAACGGGTCTGTAATAAACGCCCGCTATATTATCGGCAGAGTTAGACCCTGTATCCTGAACATTAATACCAGACAATACATGACCTGAAGGGCACTGGAAATTCCATGTTTGCCAGTTGTTCACTCCATAATATTGCCGTGAACCAAGTCGAACATCTTTCACATAACGGGAATCAAAGTTACCGTAATCCGAGGGGTTAACACGCCCTGTAATATTTATGGTTTTATTACTTTGAATGCTTCCGGAGACAAAGCGCATAACATGGACGTTATTAGCATAAACATCCAGATTACCATTGAACCGCCCCGGGAATCCTGGAGACTAAACTTCCTGAGAAAGAGGTAAACAGGATGACTAAAAATACTCGTTTTTCCCCCGAAGTCCGTCAACGGGCAGTCCGTATGGTTCTGGAAAGTCAGAGCGAATATGACTCACAATGGGCGACAATTTGTTCCATTGCTCCAAAGATTGGCTGTACGCCGGAGACTCTGCGTGTCTGGGTTCGCCAGCATGAGCGGGATACCGGGGGCGGTGATGGAGGGCTCACCACCGCTGAACGTCAGCGTCTGAAAGAGCTGGAACGTGAAAATCGTGAACTGCGCCGCAGTAACGATATCCTTCGCCAGGCTTCCGCTTATTTTGCGAAGGCGGAGTTCGACCGCCTCTGGAAAAAATGATGCCACTGCTGGATAAGCTGCGTGAGCAGTACGGGGTCGGACCGCTATGCAGCGAACTGCATATTGCCCCGTCAACGTATTACCACTGTCAGCAACAGCGACATCATCCGGATAAACGCAG